AAACTAACCAGAAACGAAATACAATGAAATACAATGACAACAAGCCATATTTGGAATTTATGACGCTGTCTGAAATTGCAGCTATGGGCAAAGAATATGACGCAAAAATGGATGCAATTTTTGAGCATGATGAAAAGCTCGGATACATCACGATCAATGCCGAATACCCATGCCACATTGAGCTTGCCAGAATACCCGATGTTCAGGGATTGGTTCATTGGATTGAGTATCTAACCGGGAAAACTTGGATGACCGGCGAACTTGTCGGGGAGTTTATCCGTCGAGTCTATGCAATCAAAGGGTGGGATCTTCATCAGCGCAGACTGTAAAGCGACAACGATATGAAATACGAAACCAGACCATCGCAGTGGATCATCGCGCCCGAGGGCGAGCCAACATTCAGCGAACACGCCACGCGAATCACCATTGAGGACGAGGCCGCTGGCGAGTTTGTCCAAGTCGAACAGGAAAACGGCATTATCCAGATCGACACGACCGAGTGGCCGACCCTCCGCGCCGCCATCGACCACGCAATCGACCAATGCCGCGATGACGGATAACGCCGACAAACCATAACCAAACCAAATGTGGATACTACCAAAACAATTACACACGTCGGCCTTTGTGCCGGATACGGAGGCATTGAGCTTGGACTCCAACGAGTCCTCCCAACTCTGCGCTCAATCGCTCTTTGTGAGATCGAAGCCTTCGCCTGCGCGAACTTGGTTGCTAAAATGGAAGCGGGACTCTTGGGCTGCGCTCCTATTTGGACGGATCTTAAAACCTTCCCATGGTCAGACTTTCACGGAAAGGTGGACATCCTTACTGGAGGATACCCCTGCCAGCCCTTCTCCGCAGCAGGTAAGCGAGCAGGAACGGAAGACCCAAGACACCTCTGGCCATTTATTTCAGCCGGAATTGCTGCAATGCGACCAAGTGCCTGTTTCTTTGAAAACGTCGAGGGACATATCTCGCTGGGGTTGCCCGACGTCATCGAAGACTTGGCAGGACTGGGTTACCGAACGACGTGGGGACTATTCTCTGCGGCTGAAGTCGGCGCACCGCATCAGCGAAAGCGAGTGTTTATCTTGGCCTACCGCTGCGAGTCGGGATTGGAAGGGATGCTACACCACATTGCAGCGCAAGGACGGCAAGATGAGGGGCGATCTGCTGCCCGATGCGGTGAACATCGAGGAGATGCATGGCCCTCCCGCCCCGGCGAGCAGCAACACTGGTGGGAGCCGCCCAGAGTTGTGGGCAACGCCGATCATGGGCGACTCGCATCTGGCCTCGACGCCGGAAGTGGCAGCCAAACGTCTGGAGGAGGGCAAAGCAACGTTGAGCAGACAGAATCCAGGCAAGCTGAACCCCCGCTGGGTCGAGACGCTGATGGGCCTGCCAGTAGGATGGGTTATGCCGAGCTGTGCCTGTCCTGTGACAATCGCACCGACGAGCTGCGCCTTCTCGGCAACGGAGTCGTCCCAGCAACAGCAGAGCGAGCATTCCGAACATTGATGAATGAACTGATGTACCGCAGATGACTCCTAACGCCGACAAACCATGAGTAAGACACAAATACTAACAGGCGACTGCCGCGAGACGCTCAAGACGCTGCCCGATGCGTCGGTGCATACCTGCGTGACGAGTCCGCCGTACTTTGGTCTGCGTGATTACGGACACGACGGACAGATCGGACTTGAGCAAACGCCCGAGGCGTATGTTGCCAAGATGGTCGAGGTGTTCCGCGAGGTTCGCCGGGTGCTGCGGGATGATGGTACGCTATGGCTGAATTTGGGAGATACATATTCAGCAACCAGATGGAGCAATACGCCGTCCTCAACTGGAAAATCAAGAAAATGCAGCGATGTTCTTATTGAAAAAAAGACTGGGCTGCCTGATAAAAATTTAATCGGCATACCCTGGCGCGTTGCCTTTGCCTTGCAAGCTGATGGCTGGTATCTGCGGCAGGACATCATCTGGAACAAGCCCAACCCGATGCCGGAGAGCGTGACCGACCGCTGCACGAAGGCGCATGAGTACATCTTTCTGCTGTCGAAGTCTCCGCATTACTACTACGACGCCGAGGCGGTGAAGGAGCCGGGCGTGGTGCCAGCGGGGACAAAGGGCGCGAAGGGATCGGCCGAACGCTTCAATGCACCAGGAGTGAATAGCCGTCCACCGGAATATAAGGTCTACGACGGCACCCGCAACCGCCGCTCCGTCTGGACGATCACGACGAAGCCCTACAAGGGCGCACACTTCGCCACATTCCCGCCAAAGCTCATCGAGCCGTGCATCCTCGCGGGATGTCCGGTTGGCGGGACGGTGCTTGATCCGTTCGGCGGGAGCGGAACCACGGCACAGGTGGCGTTGCAGAACAACCGCAACGCCATTCTCTGCGAACTCAATCCAGATTATGTTAACCTAATCAACAAGCGGATTTCGCAAATTCAGCCATCACTCATTTAATGAAGACCCCAATCGACCAATGCCGCAGATGACTCCTAACGCCGACAAACCATGAGAAACGTTAACTTGCCAAAGTCCCGTGTTTACGTCCGTTGCGATGCTTTTGGAGGCAGCGAGACAGAGTATGAACCATCGTGGCTAGTTAGCGTGAGGGCTATGCGGAATCGTCCATTTTGCTTCCAAGTCTGGGTGGATAAATACGCAGCTTGTTACGATAAGATACCGCCACAGTGCATTTACCACTACAAGCCGGATGAAGATCAAGCAAACTTCCCACTACATAAAGTGCAGTTATGGGAGTGTCTATCTGGCAGTATCGAGGTCTGGCAGAAAAGCCAACTCTGCGATGTGCCAATGGTTATTAACATGGGTAAGGACTGCCCTCCGATGACTGGTCATTATTGGTTTACGATTGACTTCCTTCCAGAGCATCAATGCGTAGGAAACTTGGACATTGGTGACGTTGAACTTTTGGAGGAACACAAAGAGGGTAACGTGGTAAAGCTCTCCAACGGGCAGATTGCTATTTACCCAAACAATCGTTTGAAGTGGTTGCCGATTAGCCTCACCCCGAATGGTGCTGCCGAGCTTATCCCTGACTGGGATGTTGCCACAAACGAGCAATGGGATGAATGGTGGCAGGACTCAACAGAAATCCTTGGAGATGCTAAATGGGCTTACTAATATGGGAAAAACCATGAACGACACGCCAGAAATGACCGACGAAACAGAGACACTCCGCGAACAAGCGAGACTCCTCGGAATGTCCGGTGAGCGCGAGTGTGCTTTGCGTGGTGAGATCGAGCGACTCAAGCGGGAACTTTCAAACATGCAGGATCAGCGAGACTGCGCGATGTGGATCATCGAGCAAAAAGAGAAAAACAAAACGTCTGACAAATCAGACAAAAACCAACACAATGTAGCACAAACAGGACAAACCCATGAAAATTGAAGTAGATAAATTAGTACCCAAGATGCCGAACCTTTACGAATTACTAGGTGAGGCTATTGAATACGGCGTCCGCCGAGGCTGGAGCCGCGCCCACAAGCACGACGACAAGCCCACCGAAGAATTGATTTTCGACACAATACCAAAGTGTATTATGGAGGAAATCTTTGAGCGGTTTGAATTGATTCAATCAGAATGCGAAGAGAAACCAATTAGACTTGAACCATGAAACAACTGAACCTCTACGAGATCATCAACAGCGTCCGTGTCTGGGGCGAACAACGATACATCACCGGCCCCGAGGGGCGTGGCACATTGGAGTCACAACTGGACAAGGCGCAAGAAGAACTGGACGAGACCAGGCAAGCGGCAAGCCTCAATGACATCCATGAAATCAAGGATGGCATCGGGGATACGACTATCTGCTTGATCCTTGCCGCAGAACGTGCTGGTTTGCTTTTCGAGGACTGCCTTGCAGCAGCCTACGACGAGATCAGAAACCGCACCGGGAAGATGGTCGGCGATAAATTCGTGAAAGACGTGATAGCGTGAAAATAAAAACCAACTAACCAAAACAACACCATGAAAACGCAAAGTGCAAAAATGAAACTCCGCAAGTGGATTATGAGCGGGAAAAGCATCACCCCACTGCAAGCCCTAGATAAGTTCGGGATCTTCCGCCTCGGGGCGAGAATCCTTGAACTTCGCAGAGAGGGGTACAACATCGTCACCGAGATGACCCACAAGAACGGCAAGCGATTTGCCAAGTACACTTTGGCCTAGTCGGGTGGCTAGGTCATGCTGGGGTGGGGAACCACACAAGCTGGGGAGCATGGGTGGGTTCCTCATCCCGGCAACACTCATCACAAATTGTGATCTTAAACGAAAATGGCAGGGAAAGGTGACAAACCAAGACCGTACAACTATCGAGCGTATGCGGAATCGTATTCGCGAATCTTTGGAGATAAACCCAAACGCACCGATAGCCAACCCGAAGAAGTACAGATTCGTGAAACAGGACGAGATGCCGCCGGAGTACAGGAGGGTGAGCGTGACGCTACGGCTCACGCTACCGACCTACCACCGGATTGCTGAAGTCATGGCCAAGAACCAGTGCGGGATGTCCGATGCGGTGGAGGCAATGCTCCAGGGTGTTGAGGCGCAGCGGGTGATGCCGCTAGATCCCAAGTGGAAGGACAAGTACGCCACGAAGAAGAAGACCTTATGGCAATCTTTTGATCTTTACAGGACAGCAGGGTTGCGTAAACGTAAACACGCACGATGAACAAGACAAAGGGATTTCCCACGCGCTACGGAGGCACTGAACTGGTCGGGGAGGGCTGGTGGAGCAACTACCGCAAGGCACTGCCTATCGCCGAATCTGGGGGCATTGTAATCGCCTACGGGCAGCATGGCACGGGCAAGACCCGAATGGCCTACGAGATTGCCCACAATGGCAAGTTCCGAGGGTCGGTCGTCAAGGTGTTCGGAGTCCCAAAGGACATCCCAAGTATCTACACCACCGCCGTGGACTTCTTCATGGAGATCCGGGATACCTACCGGCAGGGTTCCGAGCGGTCGGAGAAGCAGGTCATGGGCGAGTTCACCGAAGCACCCTTCTTGGTGATCGACGAGATCCAAGAGCGTGGGGAAACGGCATTTGAGGATCGCAAGCTCACCGCAATCGTGGATGCTAGATACCGGAGGGAACTCCCTACGATGCTCATCTCGAACTACCGAAGGAGGGACTTCGCCAAGACGCTATCGCCTGCCATCCTCGACAGGATCTACGAGAACGGAGTGGGGATTGAGTTCAACTGGGACTCTTACAGAAGGAAGCTAGACTAGGACTTCGCAGCCCAGATAAGCCCCACGTTGGCGGCAGCGTAGGATAGCCACGTCAATGCCCACGGCCAATTACGCTCGCAGGCATACATGATCCCTACTGTGGCGTAGATCACCATCACCACCGCAACCAGTATCGTCTGGTTCATCCTAATACGGCTGCGTAGCCTCGAAATGCATCGAGTCCCGGCTCCAGAACGCCCCGGCAGCTTGCCACCCCTCCTTGGCAAACATCTCCATCACCTCGATGGGCATCGTCGCCTTGGTGGGCCAATGGTCGTGCAAGCCATTCTCCGCAGGCCAGAGATCAATCGCCGCGCCCCATGAGTGTTTCGATGGGCGTAGGCCGTTCCGCATCGGGCGGTTGTTGTAGCACCCAGCGTAATGCTTCAGCACCCATTTGAACGGGCTGTTGGAAATATCGGTCAGTATTTTCAACAAGCTACTACCCACCCTCTTGTGGCATCGGATCGTGGATACCGGTTTCCCAAGGTATTCAACCCCTAGCTTGGATACGTCAATGAAGGACAAGCTACCCTCGTCTCCTGGTCGTCCGAAGAACGCTCGCATGGATCGGTCGTCGGACTTGGGCCACGGGTTGGGTTTGGGCATCATGTGCAGCAAATGCTCCTCGCAAGCCTTGACGGACTGCCTGCCCCAGAACCCATCAGCGGTTGTCCCAATGCGCTCTTGCAGCGTGATAATTTGATCTCTAGTCATGGCGCGGAATAGACGTTGCAGATTTTACCCTTGATGTTGACCTTGCGGCATTTTAGCTCGCCATTCGCAACCAAGCGGCGGAGATGCTCACTGGCGGATTGCCTGCATATCGGTTTCCCTTGCTCCTTGGATAGGTCACAAAAATCGTAAACTGTGAACTCATCGTCATGCACTTCTTGCGTGATCGCCGAATCTAGTGCCGCCATCATAGCGTCTAACTTTCCTATTGTTTTCATTGGTTTTGTCGTGGTGTGTTTTATCCTGCCGTGTAGACCCGCCGGTGGATGGTCGGGGAATCCCCCTCCTCCAGCCCCCGGTGGTCGAAAATGACTGCTGACGGCTGCGGAACAGCGTCAGGAACCACCTTGTAGCCGTAGCGGGTCAACCCCTGCCACGCCCCGGTGATCACGCTTGTCTGGTTGCCGTCCTCCCAGATGCCATGGCGGTGTCTGTGGCCACGGCACATGACCTTGGGGACTGGCTTCCCAGACCTAGCCCTAGAATGCGTCAGATTGCCCAGAGAGATGCTGTGTGCGCTCGCCTCTAGGTATGTCCTAGAAGTGGCACTGATGTGGTGTGCGAAGTTGTAGAGGCATCCGTGGGCCTCCAGATCCAAAGTGTCCCAGGCGTGTTGCCCGTTCTCTGGGTTCTGCGTCCCGCCGAGGGAGTAGCCGATCCGAACCTCGTCGTTCCGAGTGTGGATCTCCGTCCCCTTAATGATGTGGAGGTTGTTGCAAGTTTCTGCCAGAAACCCCAGCACCTGCTTCACCGCCGTGGTCTGGTCGCCGGGATCGGGTGTCATCACTTGCAATGTTTTATGGTGGATGCCGTCCACAAGGTCGCCATTGACGACCAGATCGAACTTGTCCTCCCCGATGACCCGCTGCGCCCAGCACAGCATATCCTCCCAGCATTCCCATAGCCACTCTTGGAAGCGGTTCTGGCCGATTGGATTCCCCTCGTTGGACACAAAGTCCTTGGGCCACAAACCCACAGTAGATCCAACGTGGAGGTCGCTCAACAACATGATGAGCCTCGATGATGTAGTCATAGTTTTTTTAGTTTGGCGTCTAGTGTGTCCCATGCCGGAAGCAGGAGATGCTCAAGACTACGAATTATTGGCTCTTCGTCAAACTTTTCTGCCCACCCATGCCCAGAAACCATGAATGAAGCATGGCAAAGCTCATGGAATAGGGTGGTGCGGAGAAGCTCCCGGCTTTTGAGGGCGGCGTAGGACACCGAGATTTTTCTGGTATCCCACTTGCACAGCCCCCAGTCGTCCATGTGTTCCACGCAGATGGCGAACGTCTCGCCACCCACCCGGACAGACTTCGGAACCCTACTGGGTTGGATCATTTTGTCGGGTTGACGACAATCGGGCGCGGGTGCGGCACGATGACGATCTCTCCGTTCTCGTCTTGCGAGACTGTTCCCCACTGGGTTTCAGTCGTCCACGGGCCGACGTTGGCGCAGGACGCGAGCAGCAGGGCAAGGATGGTGGTTGCTGTGGTTTTCATTTTGAATCAGCGGCCTTGACCAGACCAATCCCAGCGGTAATCGCTGTAATCGTCGCGCCAAAGTCCACGTCTTGGTTATTGATTAGTGCAACTGCTGTATTTACAACAGCCGCAACAATGGTCAGGATTCCGAGCAGGGTTGTTTTCACGTTATCGTTTGGTTTTTGCTTTTTCATTATTCGATCTTATCAGATTTCTCAAAGAAATCAATGCCACCCAAAGAAGAACAACCGCAGTTGAAAGTCGAACCCACGCTTCCATCGCCTCAATAAACGTCACCATAAACCCAGAAGCAGATGCTAACACACCTGTCACCCCATTTGCAATTGTGTGAGAATTTCCGCTAGTGATCATGGCGCATCAGGGTCGATGATGTCTTGGGGTTGGATGGTCACGCGAGCGTCGAGGCCACCGAGCGATTCGACGATCTCCGCGAACTCTGGGAAGTCAACAGGCGTGAGTGGCGGGTTGCCGCGCAATGGAGTGGATAAGATAATCTCGTCGCACGGGACAAACGTAAGCCCAGCGTGGTATCCGGTGTAGATGTGATAAGCTCCGGGCAACCAGAACACCGGCAGTCCGCGAGACGTTTGCGCTAGTGCAACCGCATCGTTTGCGGCTTGAGCTTGTTCAGCAGTGACGGCAAATCCGATCATGGAATTGTCAATCCGGTGCAGGTTTCCCACATGGTTTTGAGCGCAAGCGTGAATTTGTTACCATCGGAATCGGAGAATCCAAGTCCCAACCCATACAACCCCATCTTGGCATCGCACCATGATGCTACTGTCCCGTTGTTGTTCAACGCCATTGCGAAAACATTTCGCGCAGACGACTGGATGTTTGCATCTGTCTCCGTGCGTGTAGTTGTGTATGCTATCCCACTGGATGCACGTCTTTTCAAATATCTGTTGCTGGTGGTATTTACAACACCAATGAATACGCCAGTTCTCGCCGAACTTGAATTTGTTACAGAGATTCCAGCATTATAAAGAGTGGTAGAGATTGCTGTTGATCCATCTTGCCGTAAGAAAACCCTTCTATTGGATCCATCAGTTTGCCCCAAGAAATATCTAGTGTCTGTTCTGCTGTCCTGTTCATAGACTAGAGCGAATGCACTGCCCCCGCTTGTGGACATTCCGAGCGCATTGGGGGTGCTACCGATATCGAAAAATCCGGTCGTTCCGTTTCCTTGAACAAAGCCAGCCCCGTGCGTCAATGTACCGATAAATAATCCGCTCGTCAGACCGATGATGTCAATGGCGTTTGGCGATGCTGCACCCCATATCGGCAAGTACAACCGCTTGATCGACGAGTACCACCCATCGGCCTTGCCAGTCTTTACGAAGTCGCTGATGGCATTCTTCTGCGCCGCAGAGACAGTTGCCCCAGTAGCAACCACGGCATTGGCATACGCCTTTGCGTCAGGGTCTAGGCCTGCTGGCTTTGTCCCAAGTCTGTTTGAATACTGGTAAATCATTACGAGTTTCTTACTTGCATATTGGCATTCGTGTAGATGCGATTCGCGACAATTTGTTGCGTATGCATCTCGTCAAGCTTCATCAATTCGTCTTGTAGGATGAGGTCTGCCTCTTGGTCTGCAAGTGCCGACTTCTCCTGCTGCCCTTCCGCACGGAGGAAATCCGCATACGTCCCATGCGCTAGGTACTCAAACCACTCGTCCGGGATCGTGGCAGTAGATCCACCAGTCCCATCTCCGTAGGTATCGCTGAACTGCTTCTTGTATGTCACCCATGCGCTCGTCGGCGCAAGGTTCCCCGCTACTAGCTTTGCGCCAGATGCCGTAACCATGAAATCAAACTCCTGCACCGAGGCGGTCTGATACGGATCTTGCCGTTGAATCCGCAGGTAGGTGTCAATACTATCCAGCCCACCCTGCGTATATGGGATCACATTCGTCGTGACAGTCCGCTCTTCCGCAATCTTCAAGAACCTCGTCCAGTAGTTGCTGGCACGATACGCCCTCTTCGCCCTGCGATTCACCATCGCCTTGATACGAGGCAACTCAATCGTCGAGAACTCCACACCGCAAAGTGCCTTGATTAGCGGAATCAAATCGGTCGTGTAGTTCTTCGTCTGCATTCCTTACATCTTGTGAACGGCCATTGTAGGCTCTAATCTCTGGAAGTCACGCAAAAATTCCCTGTCGTCCCAGCACTCCACCCCGTACTTGTTTACCATTTGCAGGTATTCCCGCTGGGGGATCTCTGCCAGATGCCGCCAGTTCTTCCCTGGGGCGTGTTTCCTAGACTCGGCAGCAATCGCCGCAGCCTCAATCTCACGCTTGTGAGACATCGAATCCATAAGCTGCCGTCCGGTGCATAGCTCACGCACCAAGGCCGCAGTCATGGCCTCCTCGCTTGCTGGGATAATCATGTGGTCAGCATGAGGCAGGGGAGGTTTTACCCTCCCCCGCCAGTAGCTTACGAATTAGGACACCAACGCACCGGGATCAAGGATCGTAAGGCAAATCGCCCACTCTCCAGCAGTGACAGTACCAGTGAAGTTCGGTTCAAGGATAATGTTCACATCGCTCGCCGTATTGTTGATGGCATATCCAGCAGCGGTATTGACCAGCACATCACCAGTATTGAACGCAGCCTTGGTGAGTGCATCAAGGTCAAGCGCATTAATGTACTCGTCTGGATCGGCAGTAGTGGTTCCGACATCAAGCGTTAGGTCGGTTGAAGTACCAGCAGAAGTGGTAATCTCAAACACCGCAGCTTGCGTGACAACTCCGCCCGGAGGAAGAATTGCAATAGTCTTTTGATTGCCGGTTCCAAGAGATGTGATCTCTGCGGCAGTCAAACGATAAACATCGGTGAACCCGAGGTATTTTTCTTGTTGTGCAACTTTAGCCATATTCTAGTTCTTTCTTATTTGGGGTTGGAATTAGTAAGCGATCTTGCCGTGCGCTCCGGGGTGTTTGCACACCAGAGTGCCAGTCATATCGACATAGCCGCGCTCGCCGCCACCTTGGTTCTCCAGACGGGTGCTGCCCATCGGAATGAGCGAGGCAAACGCCAGATACTTCGGATTGAGGACATAGCCCACGTTCGCCGAATCGGTAGGCATACACGCAGGGTTGCCGTTGACGATCTTCACCACACCAAAGTCGGAGTCGTAGAGCGACACCGAAAGGGTGATCGTCTTGCTCGTCGCGTCTTGGATGACTTGGTAGATGTTCTCGTTAGAAGCACCACTGTCGTTGCGGCTGAAGTCGGAGATGATCCGACGAAGGGCCACGTTCGCAACCAGCGTGAGGCTGTTCATCTCGCCATTCACGCCGAAGATGCTGCCAAGCATGGTGTTGAACCCAGCTTCGGTAAGCGTCGAACTGACGACAGAAGCTGCCGGTGTGCGGAACGCAGGCGGAACCGGGTTGGTCGTCTGGGCCGGGGTGTTGACGATCCAGCTACCAAGGCCACGGAAGCTGTACGGAGTGCCAGCACCATTCTCCACAGTCATGTCACTGGCGGAGGCGATACGGGCTTCAACGTCACGCTTCAGTTCGCGCATCGACTTTGCTTCGGCTTGTGCCACGTTAGCAGGGCCAACGCTCGTCACAGCTTGTTGCAGGTTCGACACGAGATAGTCGCGGCGGAACGTCTGAACATAGTTGCCAAGTCGCGCACGACCGCTGAAGGCGTCCGTGAACGAGGTGACATCCGATCCTTCAGCAATACCGGCAGTGCTGGGCGAGGCAAGGTTGTCAACAACCCACTCATGGAAGGTCGAGGATGCCTTGGTCTTGCCGCAAAGCGAAAGCAGCGGGGTTTCTTCGGGAGCCAGGATCGTCAACTCATTGGACAGATCCTCGCGGTTGCCCACGGCGGAACCCGTGGTGGTTTTGCCCGTCGGGGCATTCGGTTGATAGGTATTTGAAATAGCCATAGTGGTTTAATTGGTTCAAGTTTGCATTCTTGCAATACGCGCAGCAACCCAATCATCGACGGAGCCAGTAGACTCAAAGCGTTTGTACACCTCTTGTCCCTTCGCCTTCGGATTCTTGCCTGATCTTGCTGCTCCGGCCCCTACGGGACTGCTGGGTGGTTCCACCTTCAGCCGTGTTCCCGTGCCAGTTGGCACTCTAGACTTTCCTCCGAAGATACTCCTCGCTGCGTGGGCTAGGAGATATTCCATCTGGAAGCCGACTTCCGGGATTTGTTCTTTTACTTTGGCGACTAGCGGATCTTCGACCAACGCCTTGAAGTTCTTCCCGATAGCGGACTCTTCGTCCAGAATCTCGGGAACTTCCTTCTTCGCCGCCTCTTGGTATTGCGTACTCAACTGCTCAAACTGCTGGAGTTTGGCAAGGTGAGCGTGTTGCGCCGGAAGAAACTTTGTAATTGCTTCCTTTGCGTTCCGATTGGCCTTGCGAATCTGGCGTTTTGTGAACTCCTTGTTTCCTACTGTGATAATGTCATCGCTGCCATAATCCTCGTATTCGTCGAGAAGTTCGTCTGTTGCGTTAAGGGTCTCCTCAAGTTCAGAATACTTTGCTTGCAGGGCATCCATCGTCTGGATGTCGCTGAAAGGATTCTTATCTTGTGGAACCTCTTTTGCCGCCGGTTGCGCCTTCTGGAGTTGTTCTTCAAGGGTTTTTGTCTTTGCCGTTAGCTCTCCAATTCGTTGGAGAAGGCGACTTTTCCCTTTCTTTGCAAGCTCCTGAATTTGCTCTGGTGACAAATTCAACAGGTCTATGTCTGATTCCTCGGGTTCTTCCTCACCGATGTCATCCGTGAGTTCCTCCTCTGGTTCCGCAGATTCTTCCGATTCAGTACCTTCTGGCACTTCTTCTTCTTGCGGCTCCTCGGGAGACTCCTCGGTTTGCGCCGGCTCGTCATCACCCATTGCTTGTCGCGTCCGTTGAGCTACAAACTCCTCGAAACTCAAGCTATCATTTCCACTGGTTTTTACGTCTCCAGCGTCCGACGGATTTGTTGCTTTCATGTCTGATACACCAATTATACGCCTTGGCGGTGGCGAAGTGAGACCAGATAACTATGAAATTGCATATCTGTCAACTATGCGTAAAACAAGACAGGCCGCCGGGGATACCGACGACCTGTCTGACACACTAACCAAGGGAGGTACAATGAACAAAACCTCCGGGCGTGGACATACCACGATTCCGTGGATTTGTCAACCCAGCACGGAAAGAAGCTCGTCGATGGTGGCAATGCTCCCAGCCACCTTCATCACGTCATTGGAACTTTCGCACTGGCGAAGATCCGCAAAGAAGCGTTCCCGCTCATCCCGCATAAACTGCAAAACAACCTTGTATTCGTCTCGGTCTAGTAGGGTGTCAACCGCTTGCTGTAGTGTTGGTTTTGGTATCGGTGTCATAAGTTATTTCATGGATTTGCTTCCACGGCACTTCCACTTGCGTCTCGACAAGTTGTTCGGGCTGTTCGGGTCTGACTTCCAATCGCCTTTGATCTTTGCAGAACGAGCGCAGTAGGCATCGCCCTTGGATGTGCCTGGGCGAATCCGATCCCCGCCGTCCTTGGCTTTCCCAGCCTGCCCGTAACGGACTGTCCTAGTGCGCCCAGTTTCGGGGTTCTTCACCACCTTCTTGAACCGCTTTTGCATTAGATTTTTCCTTTCTGCTTAAGACGCTCTTTGCGTTGCTTGCGGAAAGAATCCTTATCTTTTTTGCGTTCTGATTTGTCATTCCCGCAACCATACGACTTCTCTTTTTTGCCAGTATTTTTCATAAATTACCTGTATGCTGATGTCTTCTTAGCAATCTTTTTAGGTTGCGCTACATATTGCTTACCTGCGCGATTGCCTTTTGCTTTTGCCCTATTGGTTGCCGCTTTCTCCGCAGGAGTCATAGCCTTCCATGCCGCATCTGGTAGGTAACGCTTCTTGCCCTTGCTGGGCTTACTATCGGAAGTCCGCCACTTCTGGTCTCCCCAACGCTTCAGGGACTCCTGTGATTTTGCTAGTGCCATTAGTTTTTGTACCCTCCACCCTTTTTCTTGTATTCACTAGCCAAAAGCTGTGCCTTCCTCGCGCTCCACTCGCCAGGATCACCACCTTTAGTGCCAGCCTTGATGCGCTCAAACAATGCTTTTCGCATACCCGGCTTGGTGTAGTTACCGGCTTCGTTAACCCTGCTCTTTGTTTTTGCTGTTTTTTTCTTCATAGACATCAGTATTCAATACGACCCTTGAGCTTCTGGCGCATTTTCCGCATCTTGGGGACTTTCTCAACAGTCGGCTCCTCCAGCTTCTTCTTTGCTGCTCGCAGCGCACGAGTGCTGGTCTTTGGCTTGTCTGCTCGGTACTTCTTCATTGCTGCATTCCTTGGGTCTGGACGCCGCCCATGTCTGCCGGTGCTGTGCCAAGTCTGCCAATCTCGGCGTTCTGTGCTTGCTGTAGCTGGAACTGATACTGGCCAGCGTATTTCTGAAGCCTCTCTGCAAACGCCTGATCCTGTTGCGCCCTCGCCGCGACATCTTCCTGCTGGACATAGGCTTGGACGAGTTGTAGGGCAATCTGTGCGCCATTGGGACGTGCTGGCACTTCGATGCCTGCGTAGATCTTGGACAGGTCGTCCGTGATGTCCTTCATCGCCTTCTCTTGAGCTTCTTCAGCAGGCTGGAGAATGTAGTCTGCAAACGCCGGATTGATCGTCGCCGCGATGAACTCCAGCAACTTGTTCACATCAATGCGTCCATTCCGGTCAAACTGCAACAAGGACACCATGTTCTTCAACTGCGTCTCCGCCGTCTCTGGGTCGGTGGACTGGCTGTCGAAGTTGACCATAATCGAGAAGTCCTCGTCGGCACTACCCTTGGTCATGATCTGCGGGTTGGCGATGCCCGACACCTGGAAGAACACCTCGTCTGGCCCCATGCGCTGATACAGCTTCCACGCCAGCGTTAGCACGTCCTTCACATGGTCAAGGTACTTGCTGATGTAGAACTGCTGTTTGAACTGCGCCAACGGGCTATTCATGTCTAGCCCCACGGCAGCATCCGCTTGCGCTCGCATGGACAACTCCACTTCGGAGCTGCCCTGCGCCGGGTCTGCTGGCGGGATCGGCCCCCATGCAATCTCACCCAGCCTGCGGTATGGAACCCTCCGTCCCGGCCCCCAGTCGCTTGGTGGTCGCCCAGCGGGGTGCATCAGTGGTGGCAGCACCGCGAGGCTTGCCCTGTCGATCCGTTGGTCACGCTCCGTTTTAATCTGCATCTGCGGCCCACGGAGAATGTCAGAAAAAGTCTGCACCTCGTACATCCGCTTCTGGTCGTTCGACAATCGGGTAACGACAAAGGGATAGTCATCATAACCATTGAGAAGCTCATGCTTCGCATATCCATCCGTTGTCGGGTGGAACACAGTACAGTAGATGCCTTCAGACCCATCCTCTTCGTCGATCAGACGTTGATACGCATAAACAACCATAACGAGGTCGTTGTCGTCGGTAATGGGGATGCGGTCGATGGTCTTCTGTTTCTCTCCGTCGAGGTAGAACGAGTCCTTGCCTCGGAGATTTTCGATAGCGGACTCCACCCACTTCTTGTCCCAGCCCTCGTTGGCTGCTTTCTTCTCAAGTTCTTGGGATGTAAGGAATGTACGCCAAAAGATGTAGGGGCTGCGCTGCGGGTCGCTGACATACGCCGGGAACATTACCTCGCCGTCTGGAGCGCAGGAGTACACCACGGGGCAGTCCACGCTGGTGCGCGGGATCGGGATCTGCGTGATACCCTTCTTGCGGAGTTCGCGGATCGCCTTCTTCCCACGCTTGTCGGACACCGCTGGGAATGCCTGTTGGATCATCGCCAGCACCGCCTCGTCGTCGTTGCCCAATGCAATCATCTCGGCAAGGTCGGGAGCTATCGCTGCGATCTCCTCCAACGAGACAGTCTGAAGGTAGGTGCGCTTCTCGCGCTTCCAGCCGACATACGACACCATGATGCCCTTCTCCAGTAGGTAGTTCGCTCCCAACTCCATCTGGTTCTTGAAGTCTGGGATGTACGAGTTCCTCATCCACTTGAGGAAGTTGGAGACGACGCCAGCACGGGGCATCGCCGCCATGCTTGTCGGGAACGCCTTGATGTGGCTTCGCTCAAGGGCTTGGTCGAACAGAGAAACGTATGCGTTGATCCGCTCGCCGATGACGTTGACTTCCATGTCGGAAGCACCCTGCCAAGGGAATGCGTTCGGCCCGTTCTTCCGCAGGTCGTCGCTCTTGCCAGGCCACAAGTTGCGCCTCTCGTCATACGACCGAAGACACGCTTCAAAGTATTCTTCTAGGTCTAACAGGCAGGTATCATAGGCATTGGAAAGCGCATTGATATTAGGCTCTCCGTCGGCGTAAATCATCGCCTCCACCTCTTCCATCGTAGGATCACTCATTTGTCTATGTAGTCGTAAATGACTTCACCGCCATCCAGATTGGTGCGGGAAATCTTGATGATTTTTCCGATAAGCCTGTCACGGACACGCCTAGACGCTCTTACTACTATCTTTTCGCCATTTAGTAAAGCCTCCACCATAGTCGGGTTTTTACACGCTCGGATGGTTTTTACCTCGTAAATGCCACGCATGGGCATATTGGGTTCCTTGTCGGGAATCACCTCGGCTACATTCTCCACCACGGGTTCAACAACCTTCTTGGGTCGTCCACGTTTCTTCGCTTGTGTTTTCATAGATTAGTATCCACCTCCTCCTTGTCTTGTCGCCATTGTGCGGCTGTCGTCAACATGGTCAATCGCGGCAATCGCAGCGTAACGGCAAACATCAATAACATCCTTCCACGCTTCTTTTAGCCCTTGTTCCCCAGTGTATTCCGACAACCCTTGGATGATGTTCTCGCAGTCCTCGGTGATGTAGAAGTGTGGGCGGTTTACGGAGTCCATTTCCTTCGTCGTATCCCACGCCATCTTGCCAATCAGGGCTTGCAGCCCATCGTCAATGTCCAACCCCGGAGCCGGGATCACCACCATGCCGTGGTCGCTCAAGTCCTCGATGATCGACGAGGAACCATCAGATCCTTGGTACTTGGCAGCACCTAGCCTCGGGTCGATCAGCCGCTCAAAGATCTCCTCCTCGCCCTCCATCTCCTTGACTAAATCCACATAGTCCCTGATGCCGAATCCCTGCCCCTTGGCCCCATCGCCCGGAACCCACTTGCCGCCCTTCCACTCTGCCCAGTCCCCCACGTCCACCCCAGGCCATTCTCGGTAAACGTAGAACGTCCCTGTGGCATCCACCGCGATCCAGCACATGAACCAGTTCTTGGCTCCGGCGGGGTCGATAACATGGTATCGGGTGATCCCCGATTTGGGAACTTGATCTGCCTTGATGACGTTGACCGCCTTGTTGAACTTGGGGAACTTCGTGTGGTGCGACTTGGTTGCCACCCCATACGCCCGGACGAGGATCTCGTTTCTAGGCTTGCCAACTAGGGTGTCCTTGATCCGCTCATACCCGCCCCACGGGTTGTCCTCTGACCAGAAGTAGTGGACTGTCCCCTTGATGTGTTTGCACTCAAGGATCGTTGGGATCTTGTCGTTCTCCAGAAGTTCTGCATGACGGCTTTCCAGCACCCTCCCTCCATCGACGTATTGCTTGACGACATCCGTCATCCCGAAGATCGGGGTGAACGTGAGGATCATCTTGGAGTTCCTCGTCGCCAACCGGAACCGCAGGGTTTCGATGATCTCCGGGCCTCCAAGGTACTCGTCAAGCCACACGCCAATGTTTAGCCAGTTGGCACTCAACGACCCAAGCTCCGCACCCTCTAGGATCGTCGGATTATTGCTGTACGCAGCATACGTCTTGAACGATACCCGCGATCCATTCGGCAGGATGAACGAGTTGTCCGTGAACCCAGTCTTGCGCTTGTAGCTGATGTAGGCACTAGCACTTGTTTGCTTCGTCTTGTACTCCGATGGAAGCCAATCGTACACCGCGCTTTGTTGCTGTCGGATCGAGACTTCCGCAGTTTGGGCAAAGCAGAATATCTCGGAGTTCGGATTCTCTACAGCAGCACGAACAACAGCATAAGAACCAAACTGTGTTTTCCCACTCCGGTTTCCACCACTAATCAACGCTTCGTTTCGATCCGCGATGTAATGCTCAACCTTTTTCCAGTTCTCAAAGATCCATCCGTAGCGATACTTGTCGTTGATGCTGTTGCGGATTGCTTCTTCACGGAACTCATGGATCTTCACAAGTTCATTCGGGGAAAGCTCTGCGATTTCCTCGTCGGAGGGAACCGGCAACATCGGATGTGGCGTCCAAGTCAACATGGGTCAGGCCAGAGGACGGCTCCACAGGTTGGGGTTGAGAATCATTTTACTCGATGATTTCTGCCTCCAAAGTCTTTCTTTGTGACTTTTTCGCCACACGCATCCGGGCCTCCTCAATCATCTGGGCAGCTTCGTCCAAGGACGCACCCCTCCGATGCTCGATCACCGCAGTTGCCATCCCCGCCAATTGAGAGGATTTATCGGTCATAATGCCCACAACCAAGGCCAGTCTGTCCGGGCTGATCTTCGCCAACTCCTCGGGACTCTGGGATAATTGTTCGGCTTTGTGGAACAAAAGATCCGTGTACTCCGCAGCCGCCATCGCGTATCGGTTGGCAAACTCCTTGCGCTTGGACTCCAAGGTGTCCCCATGCGTCCATTCTAGCCTTCTGACGGACTCATGCCCCAGTCCTGTAGTCCGTGCCACATCGCAGATCCTAGCCCCTTGTGCGAGCATCCAGAGGGCTTTAGCGGCAATGTCCGGCTTGGTCTTCTCGACGCACCCCCGGCCCATGCCCTTCGCCCTCTCGCGGATCTCACCCATGAACTCCTTCATGGCCTCCGGGCTGTCGATCCTAGCGTCCTCCTGGATCGCTTGTTGGTCTGTGGTCATTTGCGCTTGGCAGATTTCCTAACCCTGACCTTGCCAGAATGCAACTCTTTTTCAAACTTGGACTTCTGGGAAGGAGAAAGCGGGGAACCCTTACTCATCAGATAACGCACCTGCTTTTTAGTAGGATTCTTTGGCATTTTATTCTTCCCCCATTATTTTATCCAATTCTTCTTGGTCATCTCTAAATTTATTCGCCATTTGAGACAAATACATTGAAAATTCCTCGTCATTTTGCGCCTGCCTAGCCAATGCCATCAAACCATTTCTGGTTGTGAACATAGATCCAAGCATATTTTTGTATGCAGCATCAATTTGCCCAGAACTTCCAGTTCCAGCAGCCATTGCACTAATTGCTTTATTGAGCGTTTTCTTTTCTGGAGTTGATGCGCTCAACATTGCCGCCATCAAGCTATTCCTAACTCCACCAGTAACTCCGTGAGCCAGATAAAGGCTGACTCCAGCAAGTCCGGCAGTCATACGCAATGGTTCACCTTGATTTGCTATTCTTATTTGATTTGCATTGTTTACTTTGGCGAGATCATAAAGAAATTCAGCATCCCCTTTGCCAAGAGCAAGCTCCATTTTTCTCCGAAGGTTGGATGTGCCAACAGGAGCATCCATTGCTTTCACAAAAGCTTCGGTGTCAAACATTGGAGTATTAGGCAAACCGGCAGGGTGGTTGCCACCGGGGAAACTATTCAGTAGTTCTCTAGCGAAATCACCTTTGAACGCATTTCTTGATGCAGGATCAAGTTTCCCTAGTTGAAGAAGTGCCTTTTCTGCTTGGGACGTGGTTGTCCCATCGCTCAAAAGAAACCTCGCGAACATATCCGGGTCGATGCTCGCGAAATCACCTTTTTGGGCTAGTTTGTAAATTTCGCTATTTTGCAAAGACTCAAGATTTCTCTCCGCATCTAACCGAAGGTAAATTTGCTTTATTGCTTTTTTGCGGCTTGCATCATCAAGAGTGCCTCCGAGCATTCTAATGTCATCGTAAGAAAGATTTTTGCCAAGCCCTGCCCTACTCAATGTATTATTGAGTTCGTCAAGCGAAAGCATCATTCTATCAGCGGAACCACCCCACAGTTCCTGCATCATGCCACGATCATACTTGACTGATGAAATTTTCACACCAGGCTTCCCAAAACCAAGATCATAAAGATACTGTTGCTGCATCATATCCCTGATGCTTGCGGTGATACCATTCCTAGATGGATTTTGTGCTTCATACCTAGAAACGGCATCCATCACATTGCGGATCTTCGCAGGCTCCCTCATGACAGCTGAAACAATCTCTCTGGGAAACATTTTCAAATCGCCGCCTTCTTCTCGCAAAACTTTGCCAAGAAGGTTCACCTCAAACTCCATTCTTTGCTGGTATTGATTTACAGCATTATCATAAAGAGATCCAAGATTTGCACTTGTCCCGTCAGGCAGTTGTCCGTCGAATTTGGAATAAAAGTCCCTTCTGTATGCAGACATATTTTTAGATACAGCAGCACCAAGTTGATCCCTTGTGGCTGCACCAACAGCATTTTCCGGCCTAGCATCATTAAATGCTCTAATCCAATAGTCAAACTCACGGGCATCCATTGGCCCAGTCAACCCGCGCAATTCAGCAATTTCTTTTTCTAAACTTCGCGGTATTTCCTTGCCTTCTCGTGAAAGTTTTAAAAGCCTGTTTGTAGCTTTAGAAAGAAGTTCTTGTGCATTTGCCCTTCTTTCTAGTCTTCTTTCCACAGCCTTTACAGCGGTATTATCAAAAGCCCCTTTTTGACTTTCCCGAATCCTTGTTTGAACTGCAAAGTCAAGAAGTTCTTGCGGGTTTAATCTAGCACCAACTGAATCAGCAAAATCAAAAGCCTTACCAAATGTTTCGTTTTTAATCAAAACTTCAGCTTGTTCTGCTTCCCTAACAACATCTCCAACCACTTTGCCAAGCTTGTCTTCATTTGCAGCAAGGTTAGAATAACGTGTAAGTTTATCGTCAAGATTTTGTCTTACAGCATTAACTGATAGATTGGCTCTTTTGGCAACTTCTTCAGCAAGTTTCTGCCTATTATCAAACTGTTGTTTTGCAGCAGTCTTGTATGCAGATACCTTTGTGGGGGTCTTATTAACATACGAATCCCACAATTCACGCAAAGTGTCTTGCGTTCTTTTCATTGAACCAGCAAACCCAGAGTTTGGCCTAGCACCAGCAAGATACTGTTGGCTTTCAAGCCCCAATGGGCCACCTATTCTTGCCCCCATCGGGGCATACACTTCCCCGGCTTCTCGACCAACTGCTGCCGCAGAAGCCTTCTCACGCTTCGCCAGTCTAGCAGCAGATTGCTCAAGTTGTTCAGCAAATTGATTGGTAAACTTTGGGCTGATCCTATTCGCCAAAAACTTCGATCCAGCGACATCTGCAACACCGCCTATTAAATTGCCAACAACTGCTTCAGTCCCACGCCTTGTGGTTGCTTTGAAGTAATTTTCTGAAAACGGAGCAACACCCAGGACTTGCTCAAGACCAGAATCAATTACAGACCCCATTGCAGTCCTTGTGGCGGCAGCAGCAGCATAAGAAAGGGCTGGGCTTTTAGTAGTAGAAAGCGTTCCAAGAAATGCAGCGGTTTCTCCCACAACTATTGGGGCTTCCACGGCGATTGCTCCAGCAGTTCCAGCAAAACTTTTATCCTCGGTTGTAAATGCTGTCCCATTTGGGCGAACAACCAAGAACTCATCTCTTCCATCAATGTTTACTGGATAAACCCCCTGTCCTTTGTACTTCCCTTGGATGTATTTAGCTCTAGATTCTGAAGTTTGCAACGCGCCCATCGCGAATCGCTGACCAGCAGGAACATCTTCTGGGCTTAAATCAATGTTTTCTGGTGCTATCCCAGAAACATACGCCAAATCTTTTTTCTTTTCTTCAGCAACCCTTGAAGGATCAAACCTGGCTGGAGAAAACGCAGGCATTGATCCACCCATGCTAATGGTTGCAGGAGATACCATTGCCTCCTCGCTGGGGCGACCTCTTGATAAGCGTTCAGATGCGCCAGATCGCATCTGCTCGGAAATTTCAAAATCAAGATCTGCGTATCTTTGGCTTTTCCGATCTGCTTCTTGCTTGATTGCCAAAATTTCATTGGACAATGTTGTGGCAAGATTTGTATCACCGGCAGCTTGTGCTTGTTCCAGTTGTTGATTGAGAATAGGTACTCCCCTATTTACTTGATCAAAAAACTGATCAAGTTGGGATTTCTCATTCAAAAGCTGTTCTCTTGCCATAATTATTTTGGTGCAACCTTATTAAGAATACCTTGAACTTGGGGGTCAATAAGAGCAGGATTTCTAGTTTGAGAAACCCCTCTTCTTCTCACAATTTCTCCTTTTGCATTGATTGTTTCCGAAGGATAAAGCAAATCAATTTCTTCATTTTGATCTTGTGTAAGTTCCCCTTTTTTCACAAGCATATCACGTTGGTTTTTTGCCCCATATGCAACATCAAGAAGTTTTTCAGTAAGCCTCAACCACTCCCTATTAAATGCTTCTGGAGTTTGAGATCCCTCTAGGCTTGTTGCTGCATCACGGACAATTGCAACATCTTTATCAGAAACATTTCCAAGAGATGCACCTGTTGGGGAATTCTGTCTCATTGATTGAATCTCTTCCAATGTAAGGGATGACTTAACTCTATCAATAATTGACTTAAGTGATCTTGTTTCAGTTCCTGGAATATTACCAGCAACAATTCTTGACATTGCAGGTATTACTCCTCCTTGTGGCTCTAAATCAGAATACCTTCTTTTAATTTCAAACAAATCTTGTGTAAGTGTTACAGCTTTTGATTCTTTTGCTTCTTGCGCCCGTTTTTCTTTAGCCTGCTGCGGATTAAAAGCTTCTACAATTTCAACTTTTCCTGTTGCTGGGTCGATTCTTGTAATAACTTGTTTTCCATCTGCTTGCTGAACCGGCTGCTCGTAAACCTGTGGTTGATACGGCACACCAACATCACCAGAGATTTGCGCTTGCATTAATGGTGAGAATTGCCCGGCAAGTCTTTCATTCACCACTCTTGTGTTGATGTCTCCAACCGAAAGAGGTAATCCCGCTGTGCTGTATCTTGTTCCGCTTTGTTCACCAACAAGAACCTGCGTGTTGTCTTCAAGACGCTGGAGGGTTTTCTTTTCCTTTCGCTGGATGTCTAGCGCAACTTTGTAGTCAGCATCAAACTCTTTGTAAAGCCTTGCAAGCGTATTGTTATCCCCGATAAGCGCAGCATCCGCATAGTCACGAAGCGACTCTGGATTCAACGCAATGTTTCGCGCTTGGGACTGCTTGGCGAGATTTTCGATTGAAGCAGCAAGATCAGTTGGTAGTTCCTCAACTTTCTCCTTTTCTCCTGCTGATTTAGTTGTTTTTAGATTTGCAGAATAAACTTGCCCAAGTGCTGAAAGGTTGCCAGCAATTGATTCATCTCTCTTGTTGATCTTATCAGAAATTTGCCGAGCGAACAAATCCGCTTCTTGGTTTAGACCTTTTTCGCGAAGATATTCAATTTGGTCATCAGCAGCAGAGATTGCTTGGCTGAATTTAGGGCCAAAGTTTTGGCCAGCAAGTTGTTCAGATAGCTTCATTTTATTGATCAAAAATACTTACAGCAGGAGCATTCTGCCTATTACCACCCATCTGCGACATACGCTGACGCTGCATATCAATCTGCTCATCTTTCATAAACAGATTTGTGTAGTCGCTCAAAGATTTCTGACCAGATGAAAGAAGTGCCGCTTTCTCGTATGGAGAAACACCAGGATCATTTGCCATCGACAACAGGCTGTCGATTTGTGCAGCTAGTCCCGGAACCTTGTCGCCCAGCAATGTTTTTGCGCTATTGAGATAATTCTCTGCACTCTTGGACTGCGCGTTAAACATTGAAGTTTGTTTCTTCATGTCTGCAAAATTAGTAATTGCGCTGCCGATGGATTTACCAAGGTCGGCGTATGCTTGCCCTTGGATTTCTCCTGCCTTAGCAAACCCGCTGTAGTCTTGTCTGAAAAGACTTGGGTCTACACCTGCACCGAGCATCTGCCCTCTTCCGTATGTTCCTGCTATTGCCATAATTTTAGTTTGTCATGTATGATGGGATTGTTTGGTCGGCCCAGACGACCCTTGACGATACGTTTTCTATCACGCAATCAAGTTTTGGGCAATGAACGAATTTAGGTGCGGACTCCCGGCGATCTACGCAGGCCGTGCAAGCATGGACATAATCGCAGTTGTGTGTGCGGTCTGCTTTTTCGCGCCACTTTCCATCCACCTTCTCATACCGGCTTGTCTGAATCGGAACATCATGTTCCTCGCAATACTGAAACACATCATCGTGCGTCCAATCCTTCATCGGAAAAAACGCATTACATTGCCCAGGATTAATCCTCACATCAATTCTTGTTCCTGCGTCTCCACCATAAATCGGGTCGCTATCGCACAGCTTGTGTCCTACAAGCATCCCGTCCCACCCAGCAGCAATCCCATGGCTTTTGGGCCGATGGTAAATATCCAACGCACAAACCCATGGCTGTCCTTCCTCAATCGGGGTGATTCCGGTTGGGCAGGTCATGTCCGTCGAGTCAAAAATGTATTTGTTTTGGATCTCAAACTCATCATCTGTTTGCTGAAAATTACTGTATGTTGGATGCCACGTGTAAACTTCTAGCCCCCATTCCTCAATAATCCTGTTCTGAAATGCGTATTTGTGTGGCTGCCATTGCTCACGATAAAACACAACAGGAGTTTTCGCTCCAACTTTGTTGAAAACAAGATCAAGCAATGCCATGCTGTCTTTGCCACCACTCCATGCAAGAACTGGTTTGCTAGAATGCTTCAAGCAAAGATCAATGTTTCGCAGTGCTTTCTGTATTTTGATTTCCATTAGATTGCAACAATCGCAGCTCCAGCAACCGCGCCACCAGCACTCATCAACCCAGCACTCCTTGAAGCACGCGCTTGTGCGTTGGCACTCTGTGCCGCAACTTGGTTTGCTCTATTCGCAGCACCGATGTTCAGCGCGGTTCCAATGTCGTAAAGCTGCGGCGTTCCTGCACCAATCGCGCCCAGCCCAAGGCCCACTTGCTTCTGCCCAGCCGTGTAGGACGTAGGCAAACCACCAAGAATTTCAAGCAACGGGGACGTGTAGAACGCCTGCCCAAGCTCAAATGCTCTGCCTCCTGCTTGTGCTGCTTCCGCCCTGGCTTCCTGCTGAACCCCCCTGCGGTACACATCCCTATTGAGGATCTCGCTTGCCACGGAGCCGGTGGAGCCAAGCATACCACGCTGACCAAACGCCTCGCGGGTCTGCTGTGTTACATCCCGCTGTTCTTGCGGGGAAAGCTGGCGTTGATCTGCTCTGCGGTAAGCCTGCTCTGCCGCACGGGTGGCGGCTTGTACTTGTGCCGCAGACTCCGGGGAGAGCGTCTCCATCAATCCTCGGCCAATCCCAGCCTGCCCAGTCATCCCAAGGATCTCTGCCTGCCGTGCCGCTTGAAGCTGCCGCTGGGATTCCTCCGTAGCTAACGAGCCAAGGCCGAATAATCCTTGTTGCCCACCTACTCCACCAAGGAACGCAGAAATGTCACCAAGGTTTAGCCCTTGGAACTCCGGGCGATACTGCCGTTCAGATCCAAGAATTGTTGGAAGCTGCCCTTGGAAACCAGAGACGTATGATTGGATTTCCGAACCAAGTTCCGCCGCCCCTACTTGCGGTGCTTTTGCTTTTTTACTTTTTAGGAAACTCATACTTACTTCAGTTTGGAATACATCTTTTGAATATCAATTACGCGCATCCTGTCCGATCCTTTTGTTTGTCGTTGGAATGCAACGTATCTAACTTGGTTGAGAAACGGCTTGAAAATGGAACGCATACACCCACCTCCCCAAGTAAAGTAAATGCAGTTGTGCTTATCGCATGGCGCAATTGGTTGCTCTGGGTCACTTGAGTCACAAAAGTAAACCATAGCAAAGTAATCAGGGTGGCACAGAACAGCACCATAGCAAAGATGCCAGTTGAATATGTCTGTAAACCTTGTACCTGCTTCTTCATATTTTGCTATTGCTTTTGCTAGGTGTTGGTTCATCCGATAAACATAACATTTAAGAATCGAGCGTCGTCAGGATGATAAACATGACCTTGATAAATAGTATTTAATTGAGTTGTGCCAAGTGTATCTTCACTTCCCAAAGAAGAGAACGCACCGGGATAGTGCTGTCCAGTTACAAATGTTGCATAATTAACATTTGGCATTGGCGTTGTAAAATTTAATACAATATGATCATCGTTCGAACTGTACCATGATGCTGTAGATATATTTCCCGATCCTTGTATTGCTACGAATTGGGCGGTTACATTACCAGTTGTTGAACTTCCCGTGTGGTTGACAACAAACTCATTTGCATTTGCGGAAGATGTGACAGTATAAAGCCCATCTGTTCCGCTTCCACTTGTAAAGTCCAGTCTAATTTTATCATTGGTTTTTAAGCCATGATTAACAATAGTGACTGTTGTTTCTGTCGCAGTTCTTGAATAAGTTCCAGTTTTGTATGCACCAGTTCTAACGGAACCAACAAATGGGTTTAGTTTGGCCCATGCCCTAGCTCCATAGATTGGTGCAGAACCAGTTTGTGCGCCATCAAGTTTGGCGGCTGTGATGTTGGCATTAATAATTTCCGCTGTGCCAACAGAGCTGTCTGCCATCTGTGCTTGCTGAACTGCGTTGTCAGCAATTTTAGCGTTTGTAACCGCATCGTCTGCGATCTTTGCGGTCGTCACATTGGAGTCCGCAATCTTCGCGGTAGTCACTGCATTTGACGCAATGTTGCCGCTGTCAATTGTTTTGACCACAATCGTACCTGACGCAAGTTGAGTGGTGACATTGTCAACCGATGATGGGTCAAACGTGGCGTTATCGACAAGATTGTTGAGACTAGTACTTGTGACCTGATCTCCGTCCGAAAACGTGGTTCCTTTGACTAATACTCCCATAATTTAGTATTGTGAAATTGTTTGTCTATTCGTAATTGTCCCGTCAACTGTGATAGAATTGACTTTGGGTCGCCCCACAGGAGCAGATCCTACGAGGTTGGCTGATATTGTCAATGTTCCGTAAAGTCCACGGGGGTTCCCTAACCTCATTCGGAAGTTCCCGGTTTCTCCTCCGGGAAGGTCTGTTCCAATCAGGTCGTTCACGGTAGAAACCAAAAACTTATCTGTATCTGGGTCTTCGCTGCTAAAGTAGAAGTCTACGTCCGACGAATCTACATCGGATTGTAGTTGAACCTGCGCTCGATGGAACTTTTTCCGCTCGTAGTTGGACTCACCCAACTGATAGCCCCTGCTTACAAGCTCGTAATTTACGTTAGCCTCATTGCTACCACCAAGGACGTTGGTCGAAAACAAGTCAACGGCTTGTCCTCTGGCGTCAACTTCGTGGATTCCTCCAGTTTCGTTGATCAAATACAACGCATTACGCTCCTCAAACTGACCAATGTGGAAATTGGTGATGTTGAACTCTGGAATTGCGTAGGTGTCGATGCTTTCCCACGCTTGATTCAACGTGTTGAAAATAAGCACGGCATTGTTTCCGGGAGCATCATCCGCACCTTTGCTGGAATCCAGTGGAACCGCCAGCCAATACCGGTTGTTGAAAAACACACCAACAGCCTTGGTGGCCAAACTGTTGTTGATCCTGTCAATAAACGGCTGGATGTTCTTTGAGAGGGGTTCTTGGGTTCCGCGAAGGTTGTATTCGTCGATGAACTCGACCCCGTAAACGCCGCTATCTGACAGGAAGAACGTAGCATTCCCCTTGGACACCACGGACTTTCTAGCAAGGCATCCAATCTCACGGGTCAACTCGGTGACCACAGTATCCGCTAGTGTACCCTGTGTGCCACGGATAAGGTGGATGCTGTTCCGATTGAGAACCATTAGGTTGTCGTCGTAGAACGGCTGCATCGCCACAATGTAGTCTGCAATACCTGCGGTAATCGAGAACTGGCTGTAAATCTGGTCAAACGTATTTGAGTCCAAAATATCGGAAACTACGATCTCTGACCAAATATCCCTGCTTGCATACGTCGGTGACGCCGCAGAGCCGGTGGTTTCGTACAAATATGGCCCCCACAGTCTCCGCTGGAAATAAATTGCCCACGGCAACGCTGGTTGGTGGGTGAATCCTCCACCCTGCGAGAACCTTCCGCTAAAGTCGAACTTGTCCGTATTCGTTCCGGTGAACTCCCCGGCAGGAACGTAGAACTTGATGTACTGGCCGTCTGCCTCTACCACCTCGTAGCGGTTCCCTTGGAGTTGGGCAAGCTCCGGGATCTCTGTAAAGTGTACTGTGACAAAATCACCCTTCTTGATCGTGGTGTTGCCCCCAACACCAACGTCAGCAGTCAACAACCCATCGGATACAGTGACATCCCCAGCCTCGATGGAGAACGATTGTGGGGCCGTGTACGGGCCTCCTTGAACCTTTGTAAATCCAGATGCCACCATTGTCGCATTGGACGTATTATAAGTTACATTAGGAGACGTGAGTGCAAACGTGAAGGTATCTGCCGATGGTGCCCCTGTCACCGTTCGCAACCCATTGGGGTCTGTATCAACTCCAAAACCAGTCAAACCGCTTATTGTCACTTGGTCTCCGGTTGTCAGTCCGTGTGCCGTGACGGTTATGGTCACCGAGCCTGAAGCAAGAGACCCAGCCGAAATTGGTCTCCCAATTGGAATCCACTCAAGACCCCGTTGTCCATCGCGGAAGATAAACACCTTGTCAAACGCTTGGATGAGTTCAACTGGTTCGCTGATCACCACATCTGACGGGTACGGAATGCTTGTCACGCTGTAGTCGCTCAACGCAACACGCTTGGCCTCCAAGTTGGTTGCAAGAACGATGCTTTCTTCAACATTGTTCGTCGGGTCGCTATAAAGACAAGATCCGTAAATGGCACTCACCGCCTTGTCGTCAACCTGCGTCTGCACCTTCCCATAAGTCCCGTCTGGCGTAAGAGACTCATTCCCGCCAGTATTCTCAAATGTCAAAGTTGTCGCTGTTGCAGCCGTCATTAGGTATGCACCGGGGACAACAGGAGTCGCGCCACTTAACGGATTCGTGGAGACGCTCACATCACCCAACGTCGCGTAAGCCGTACCAGTTAACCCGTGAGCAGACGAAAATGTCAACGTCACCAAATTGCCAGACCTAGCTGCAGATGACACAGTCTTGGCAGTATTAATCACAAAGAAATCCAACCTCAATGGAAACGATGTCGTTGCCAACGCACCACTACGAAGTTCAAGACCCTTCCTCGGTTGCCAATACCCGTCGATCCGCCCATTCCTGGAAAGCACCACCTCACCGGCCTTCAGTTGGTTTGGCTGCAACCTCTGGTTCATCCCAACAAACGCCACATCCCCATCAGTAAGAATCTGATCGTCTAATCCACCAAATGATCCATACGCCGGCATATTAACTCAAACAGGTTGCTTGCATCCGCATACGAACAGGGATCAACGATTTAGACCCCTCTCCGGTTGCTGTCGCCAAGAATACTTCAACATAATCGTCTTTTTCAAGCTCCAGTATCCACATCGAGTGCAGCTTCCCAACTCCGTTGTTCGGGATAGTCGCATTGCACTGCGTAGCATCAATCACACCACCATTCTTACCCAACTTGATCGAAACCTGCACGGATGACCCAGTCGAGTGCTTAACGTCCAAGGTGGCAACCACATTGAAAAACCTCGTCTGACTGCCCACATACGTCAACCTACCATTGTTGCCAGGACTATCAAAGTACAACGCACTCGCCGTATCCAACGTCGTGGTGTTGTCCACCTTCACATACGTCTCGGTAATCGTCGCGCTAGTCGTATTCCCCTGAAAGTAAATCTGACCCCGAGGCTGCCTACGCAACCCCACATCCCAATTCACCAAACCCAACTGCCCCTTCAACCACGAAAGGCTACGATCACCAACTGTCGTCTTAACCAACATCCAGCATCAATCGTCAAGATACGCAACCACTACCCCAGAGCTTAAACTAATGTAGTGAATCGCACCCATGAAAACCTGCCCAGCCTTCAAATCAAAAGTCCCAACATTAGGATTATCAATGTTATTAAACCCAAGGCCCATCTGGGAATCCTCAATCGCCAAAATCGCCCTCCAACTACCCTCAACCCCACCACCACTAGATGGGTTAAATACATTACCACCCTGTTGCCCCTGCAATAAATATGACTCTCCCCTTGGCATACGTCAGTCAGAGTAAACAACCGCAGTCCCACTCGAAATCTGCACCTTCGTAAACTTACCACCCAACCCAGTCCCAGCAGCCAACGTCTTCCCATCCAAGTCAATGATGTCCGTCAAATTCCCAGCAGTCTCACCAGTGTCACACAACAACACAGTGTCCTCAATCGCCTGTATCCACCGGAAACTCCCAGTAACACTATCCGCCCCAGTCAACACAACACCCCCCTGCTGACCCTGCAATTGATACGAATCTCCTCTAGCCATAATTCTCTATGTAAGTTATCACAGCCGCAGTTCACTCCCCGCAGCCAACACACAACCCAATACACCACCACACCACACCCTGTCAATACCCCCCATTGCAAACTTTTACTCTGCCCGGTTTATCAATGCAAACTTTCGTCCATGCCTGCGTCGCGACCCCCTCCCCCCTAGTGTCGTAGTGTGTGTGTGTGTGCTAGGCGTGTGAGCGTGCGACGTGTGCGCGTGCGCGTGGTGAGTGATCATCATCGCTAGCCGGTGTGCGCCTGGTGCGATGCTTGTGGGCGTGGTGAGTCGATCCTAGTGTGACGATGCGTGATGCGTGGATAGTCGCATCCAGTGTGGCGCGATGCCGGCGAGTCGATCCTAGTGTGGATAGTCACTCTCAACTTGGCACGGCTCGCCATTGGCTCGATGCTCTTACTATATACCAGTGCACACCGCTACGCGCTTGCGGTATCGGTTAGTAATGGGAAGTGAAATGGATATCCCCGGGCAATCACCGAGAGCGAATGAGAATCGATGGAGAGTCAACCTTAGTCTTACGGCCTATGCTGTGGTACTGCGCCGGTCGCTTGTTGATTTAATGAGTGAACCAAATCCACCCATCCAATCACAATCTAATGCGGGCAGTCGCTGGGTGTTGCCATGTCGATGGCTTATCCTTTCCTCCGGAGGATTTTAGCGAGGCTCCAGGGAATCTGTCAATCCGTTTTTTGCATAGTGGACAATCCGGCGACGCTTGTCCTGGCTAGTGGCTTGTGCGTTTCGGTGGTCGGCTGGGCATCCGGGGTTCGGATTGCGGAAATCGTGCAATTATTTTTCTAGGAAATACAAGGGGAATTCGGAAAAGTGAAGAAAAAGTGAAAATAGGTATTGCCAACCCCGAATGCCACGCTAGGGTTGCGACGTTGCCAGTGGCAGCACCAACACCTAACCACACAAACCGAAACAAATGAAAAGATACCTGATTGAGTATTCTGAAGCTGGGGAGATCCACCAGTGGACATGCAAGGCATACGATAAGGCTCACGCCGTGGAGAAATTCCTGGACCCAGAAGCCGGATTCACCTTGGATATGATCCGGAGAATTGTGGCAATCAGATAACCACACCAAACCTAACCACAAACCGAACCAAAAACAATGAAAAAGACACTCAACACTAACCAAATCGCCGACGCCTTACGCGCCGATGATAATGCAAACTGGAGCTATAACGGCGCGCGTGCGCTTGCCGAGTACTTGGAAGAGTACGAGGAAAACGCCGGGCAGGAAATGGAATTGGACGTGGTCGCGATTCGTTGCGACTTCTCCGAATATGCGAGCTTGCGCGCCTGGGCTGGCGAGTATTTCGCCGACTGGCGGGATGAGCTTTCGCTGCCTGAGGGAATGGCTGGCGAGGAAGAAGAAGACGATGCGATTCGCGAGTACATCCGCGACCATGGCGACGTCATCGAATTTGACGGTGGCGTTATTGTTTCCAATTTCTAACCCACAAAGCCATGAACACATTGAAATTAAGACGTTATTTTTTGGATGAAATGCAAGAAGGTCTCGCGCCCATGAGCGCGGAAAAATTTCGGCGTATCGCCCGGGTTGTCGTCTACCTAACACGCCGCATGGAAAGGGGTGAAGCATGAACACACACACACCCGGCCCTTGGCATATCGGCAC